TGAATTTCATAATTCTCAGCGTCTAGCTTTTTAATATTATAAGGTGGGAAAGAATTAGATTGTCCGCCTTCAACAGCGTGTAGTCTTGTAACAGCGTCAAAGACTCTGTCAAATCCTATTAATCTACTTTCTATTTGTGGGAATGCTGAAACAAAATCGTTCCAGTTAGTCGTGTTTAATCTTACCATTTTAGTTTCCTCCTATTAGTTAGCAAGGTTAATATTAGATACCCTTCCGGCGTATCATTATTATTTATAATACTTTGCATCTTTATTTAAACCCTATTTGTCCTAAATGTGGAAATGTTCCTTTAAAGTCTGTGCCTCGTCTTTCATCATGTTGTTTTACGAATGCCCAGAAATCTTTTCTATGTCGGATTAATTTCTCTCCTTTAAATCGATTAGCTTGTATCCAACCTACAGTCTTTCTAAATTTTTCAATCTCTCCTGTAGTAAACCATGGATAACTTTCCATTGTTTTTAATCCATTTACCAACATACTTATATGCGCATCACTTGAGATTTGTGCTGAAAGGTGTTCTGGAGATGTCATATAAGGTATATCTATTGTTATTAATTCTTTATATGTGTTTTTAAGTTCTGCCATTTTGAATAGAAACTCATCTAAATTATGTATTGATAAGAAGTTAAATGTATTCATAATACCTACTTCTATACCACTACCTAAAACTCTATGTAGATTTTGTTCAAAGTGTCCTATATCTAATCCATGTCTAATATACTCTGCTTGATCACCCCATGAATCTATACTGACATATAACTTTGTATTAGGTATATCTTTAACTAGATCAATATACCTCTTTACTCGTTTTTCTGTAATCATAAGATTTGTATTACAATGAAATGTCATTCCTTCTCTAGGATTATCTTTTACATACTCTAATAATTTGTATGTGTTCTTATCTAATAAAGGCTCACCACCTGTTACTCTAAGAACAAATAAATGTTTATATGCTTCTGGAAACCATTGCCAAAATCTTTTTAGATACGGAGAATTTGTTTCTTTATATTCACTACCATTATAATATTCATCTTGTGATAAATCATATGGTCCAAATTCGTCTATTTCTTTTTGCCAACTGCTACTAAAACTAGGTCCACAATAACTGCATTTCATTTGACATTTATTTGTAAAACTAAGTTCCAAGTATTTAGGATAAACATCATTTAATCCTGCTTCTGTTGCTTTGGCAATTATGTTAGGATCGTGTTTAAAAAATTGTACTGCTAATGTTTGTCTATCTGAAATTAAATCTAGATCCTCTACTTGCCAACAATAAGAGCACTCGTCAGGCCTTCCACCTTGTAACATCATAGCTCTCATCTCCTTTTTATGAGGAGTATTATGTAAGTCTGAATTTTCAGGTATTTTATGTGTAGGGCAATGATAGCAAGAGTGATTAAGTCCTGATCCTAAGTGCATTTCTTGGTGGAACCATTTTAATACACAAAAGCCAGGACCTACTTTGTCCTGCTCTTCTTTGATCTTGTTTAGATAGTAAAGATCGCTATTTAACTTTTTTTCCAATATTGTACTTAGGAATCAATTCCCACTCACCCTTCTCTTTAAAAGATATAATTTTAATCTGACTTAAAGGGGAACATTCTCCTACCTCACCTACTATATCTACTAAACCCCAGTCTGATAGAAGTTTTGCGATAGTGTTTCGTCTTTGTAAATCGTTATCTTGGAAATCTGCCTCTTTGCCGTCTAATGCAAAAAGTTCTTTGAAGTGTGTTATGAAGTACCTGCCTTTCTTATGTAATATGTGGCAAGATTGATAAAGAACCTGCTCTTTCTTAGAAGCAACACCTATTCGTGATAGTGTTTCTCTTACTTTTAAGAAATCTTCTGGGTCCTTTAATGTGACTTCTAATGGGCTATAGCCTGGGTAGTCAATATTAAAGTAATTTTCTTGATCACTCATTTCAATACGCCTTGTTGTTGTATAATATACTAGGTTATATTGATATTTATACCTTTCCGCCTTTAGAGGTGTTAAGATGTAACTTAATGAGGTCTATTTCTGTCTCCGTTAATATAGATAAAGCTTCTTTTGCTTTAATAAAACTGTATCCGAAAAATTCTTGTATTGCTTCAATGTTTTCTTCTTCAGCCTTTAACCATTTGTTATAACGCTTCGCTTTCCGTATAACACTTCTTAAAAAATCATATTGTAATTTGTTATCCAAATGAGGTCTGGCATTCATTTCATTTCCTGCAATAATTGTGTCTTTGCCAAACCCCATTGCACGATTTACTATAAAAGGATTGTATTCTTTTTCTGTTCTTTCATCAACTATTAGGTTTTCTTTTGTAAAGTTAATACTATTAGCAAAATCAAAAGGAGATATTTTAGCAAGTTTGTGTTCAAACTCACTTTCATCTATTTCGACGATTGGATCGCCAAATCCTTCTAATATACTATCACTCATATCGTGCTTATAATTAACATTACAATAATAAAAAATACTGCAACTATTTTTATGTCTAAATCGTTGTTATCCATCAAAAATGCCTAATAACACCTGCTATAATAAAAAAGCAGGTTATAAAATTTACTAAAACAACCACTGATCTCATGATTGCCACCTGATCTGCTTCCTTGGAGTCATCACTTGCTTTCTCTCCTAAGGACAAACACCACAATCTCCATAATTTACCTAATGTCGACATCTTTCAACATCCTATAACTTTCTAAAAGTAATTCGGTTACTGTTATGCCTCGATCTTTTGCTTCTTGTGAAATTTCCTCCTTTATTTCAGAAGGAACCCTAATATCAATTCTAGCGTCTGCTGTTCTTGCTTTGTTGTAATCTTTTGCCATCACTTAAACTCCACACTAGCCATAATCTCGGTTAAACATGCTGTAAGGTTAATTTCCTGATCTGCTACAAATGCTGCTTTATACTGATAATCTGCAATTAACAATACTAACTGAGGTATAGATTTAATCTCAGGTAGCACTATATCGTATATCTGCCTAAATATACCCTGTGGGTCAGTATCTACATTATTTGCTACCCATTGCCTCATCTTTTTCCAGTCCTTTTCCCTAAGACTCTCTAATAGGGCCTTAGCATTAACTTCTTGGAAGTTGGATAGTATGCCTTCATCTATCTCTCCACCCGCTGAGTACCGCTGTAGCTCATTTATAACCCTTCTGTAGTCTGGGAAATGCTTCATTAGGAGCTCAGCAAGCACCTTTTCGTTGTAAACTATACCCTCACTTGTCAATATATACTGCATTCTTCCAAGGAACTTAGCAGCGAGCTTAGGGCGATCTGAGGGTGATAATTTAAAGTCTATAACAGTAGTCCTGCTATGTAGAGGGTCTATAAGTCTATTAGAGTAGTTACATGTAAATATAAACCTACAATTCTCAGCAAACTGTTCTATGAACCCTCTAAGGGCTGGTTGAACACTATCTCTGTTCATATAGTCTGCCTCATCAAGAATAACAACCTTAGTCTTACCCTCAAATGATACAGCAGACGCAAACTGCCTAATTTTAGTTCTAAGGGTATCTATTTGCCTACCTTCATCACTACCATTAATTACAATATAATCACATCCTAGTTCATTACATAGTGCTTTAGCCACAGTCGTTTTACCTGTACCTGCTGTTCCACTTAATAATAGATTAGGTATTTCTTTCTTTGCTACGAATTGTTGAAACTGCTGTTTAACTTCCTCAGGTAATACACAATCTTCTATCGTGCGAGGTCTATATTTCTCAACCCATAAAAACTGTTCTGGTTCCATAATAACTCCTATAATTTGTGGCGAACTTTTTTTGCTCCAAAATATCGGCCACTTTTTCCGAGGGTAAAAAGGTCTACGAGAAATCCTCTTTTATATCAGTCGAATCTGAAAACTCTAGATCTATGTGCTTACCTTCACTACTCCACCCAAATGCTTTCACATTATCCAAAACATAATCAGGCTTGGATAATTCATAAGGATCTCCGTCAATATCGTCACCAAATCCTTCTTCAACGAAAGTCTGGACTATATTTCTGTCATCGACGATTGCTGCGTATCTCCAGGATCTAACACCAAAACCGATGTTATCTTTCCTTACATCCATACCTAGCTTAATAGTCAATTGTGCTGAACCATCAGGAATAATTTTAACATTTACAAGGCCTTGATTCATTGCCCACTCATTACAAACGAATGTATCGTTAACTGTAATACAATAGATGTCATCAATACCTGCTTGCCTAAAGTCATTATATAACGCTTCATAACCAGGTAATTGTTGTCCTGAACATGTAGGTGTAAAAGCACCAGGTAATCCGAAGATTACAATTCTTTTACCATCAAAAAGATCTACATCATTCATTTCAACAAATTTAGAAACACCTTCTGTTGTAGTAACCTGTTTACTAATTTTAAAAGGTGGTATGTTTGTTGCTAATTCTGCCATTATTCTTCCTCCTCGAAAGGATTAATTTCACCTTTCATTACTTTTCTGACAATGTTGATTGCAGGATTAGGCCTAGTAAAAATGTATTCTACTGTTTCGCCTTCCTTGTTAAATTCAACTACCCAGCCATTTTGTGCTTCACGGATAGTTACTTCTAATTTATCGTCTCCCATTACGCTCCTCCTATTACTGAAGAACGCTCCAATGCTAGCCAATATTTAGTATCGCCTTTGCTACTTTCCAAGAACATAAACTTTTTCTCAGAAAGAATAACTGAATAACTACCAGGTATAACCTTGAAGTTTTCTACAGCTAATCTAGCGTCAAATTTCTTGTCTGTACTACCTATAGACTGTTTAAAAGAATTAGACTTAGGTGTACTAGGATCGCCTACTTGCATAACTACTTCATTACCATCACCAACGATGCTTAACATAGGAGCTGCTGTAATAGCTGCTGCTTTCATAATCATGTCTATGTCATCTTTAGTTAGATCAAACTGGAAGAAGTTATCCACATCAATACTCTTATCAGGAGCACTAACAATAATGTTAGGATCTGCATAAAAATATTCAAATACGGAAGAACCTTTAGTTACTTTAAGGGACTCTTCTCCAAAGTTAACATCCGTGTCTTCCATCAAAGTCAAGAGAGGCAAAAGACCATTAAGGTCATAAATTGCGAACTCTTTAGGAAACGCCTCTGTTACCTCAGCTCTGGCAAAAATATTTTTACCTGTGCTAATAGTGGAGAGCGTGTTTCCCTCACGAACTAGAATGTTCGTGTTAATTGTTGCGAAGTTCTTGAGTATATCAAGAGTGCCTTTGCTTAGTTTCATAATATATCTCCAAATTAATATTTACTATACTGTATTATAGACTCTTGTATAGTAAAGGTCAATGTATTGTAGGACCAATTGGTATAATCTTTTAGTGCCTTCATACACTATTATTTATACACACAGGTGCTATTTTAGTAATAAGAAAGGTTAAAGTGGTTTGCTATATTCTCTGCAAATGTTTGGTGTGTTTTAGATGAAGGGTGAATTAAGTCTCTACCTACATCTTCTGTTGTCCAGCCTTTAGGTGGTTGACATGTTAACATAGGCATAAGGATTCTTTCTTTACATATCTGTTGTCGTTGTTCAAATGTATCATCTTTATGATATGCTCCTACTGTTCCTCCAACTACTTCCATAGAAAATATATCAACATCATTTTTGAACTGATGTGCTGAAGATATTTCTGTAGTTTCTTCTATTGAGTTTGCTCCTAGATTCATAAATGTTAATTCAATACCTAACTTCTCACATAACTTCACGATTGTACGATAAAGAATTGTATGCTGAGATGTAGGAATCGTTGTTGATTCATAATCTCTAAAGAAGGCATAATCAGGTTCATTAGGATATATTAAAGAACCTGCATAGTCTATATTGTGTATTGTATTATGATCTGTAATCTTAAATGTTCCTGTAGGATTTTCTGCTATTGCTAACATAATTCTACTAGGTGGTTTGTGCCATCTTTTAGATAGTTCTAGTAAATTGTGTGCAGTATATTCTGGTCTGTTTCCAAATAAACTTGTATCATATACACCAAAGCCTCCTATATCAGATAAAACAGTTGAACAAGTATCATACCTATTGACACCTGGTCCTAATGTAGGACACCCTGCATCTAATAACCACCATTCATCCTTACTAATCTCTTCTAACTCTTTATCATTTCTAAATCCAAAAGAGTCAAAAACATATTCAACAGGTTTAGCATTATTCCAATGCCAATCAGGACCTTGAATCTTTTTTGCCTTATCAAACCACTCTTGTGATTCGTGCATCATCCATTTATATTTCTTTCCTGGAATAACATCAAAGGCAATAAACCCTTTGTCGTTTAGGTGGAGTTTTTTAACTGAATCATTACTCATTTTTGAATACTGGTGGACGGCCTTCTTGCCAGGCAGTTAAAGCCTCTAATAGATCTTTAGAGTCAATACATAAGTCCTTAGCCCAAAGTGCTTTTGTTATTGCCTCATCTAAATGTCCATTTACAGTTTCCCATGCACCTGCTTTTGTTCCGTGTACTGCTATTGGTGCACATATTTCTGTTATTCTTTTAGCATATTCAAATGCTACTTGTCTAACATCTTCTCCTGGAGTTATAACTTTATTAACAAGTCCTACCTTCTCTCCCCATGCAACTGTCTCAGGATCTCCAGGAATCATAAAGCCCATTGCTCTATTGTAACCAATTTTCTGTGTTAGTTTTACCTGCATTGTTACAGGATTTAATCCTCTCTGAGATTCGTTCATCCAAAACTTAGTATTAGGATCTGCTATTACAATATCACAACCTAACATAAAACTAAACCCTTCTCCAATAGTCCAACCATGTACTGCACAAATAATAGGTTTAGGTGTTGTCATATCATTTTCAAGATATGTACCTAAGCCTTTCTTAGTAGCTTCCATAAAATTTTCTGTACTAGATAAGTCTGCACCTACACAAAAGTCTGTCTTCCCTGGTGCTGATTGCATTACTACTGCCCAGACATCATCATCGTCTCTGACTCTAAGTAATGCTTCGTTGATTGCTGGATATGAATGAATATCACATCTGTTATTGTCGCCAACCATATTTAAACTTATGATTCCGACTCGTCCTACCTTTTCGTAGAACACACGATCCATAATGTTTTCCATAATAAAATCCTAGTTAATTAAAAATCTGCTATTGTGGTTCCTTCTGAATCAACAATAGTGCAAGTAATATTAGCGTCTATTAGTGCTTGTTTATAAGTAGCCCTAACAGTAGACTCATCAGTTACACCTGAAAAATCTAAAGCGTCATGTGTCGCTTTGTCAGGAAATACATATACTACCTTGGTAACTAATCCGTCTACCTCATAACCCTTAGTAGCACCTGCATCTGATAAAGCAGTATCACTTTCGCTTTTATTAGCAGCTGAGATAGATGCTATTGTAGGAAGTGCTGTGCCTTCATCAGGTCTAGTAAGTGTCCATGTAACTGTATAAGCCATTTCGTTGTCTCCAATTTGTCTTAATATTTATACTATACATTATTTATAAGGATAATTTTGAATTTTTGTAATTTTGGAGGAATAAATTTGTGTCTTTTTCAAGTCTTTCTAAGTCATAATTCATAACCGTAAGGTCCAAAACACTATCCCAATCATATGTTCCTGGTGTAACATAGTTAAACAAGTCCCAAGTCATTAATCTATTCTCATTATGATCGTACAAACCATTAGACATTACTCTACCTAACTCTATGATAGCAGTTTTCCAACTATAAGTATCGTGACTCCAATGTAAATTGTAATGACTGTCATGTGTTCTTCTTAAATATTCTTTTAATACAGGGTGTTCAAACTCTGCCAAATCTTCTTCTGTCATTACAGTTTCATTTATCTCGCTATGGAAATGTCCTGATTGTTGCCATGTTCTACCAAACTCAGATGAAGAACCTATGATATCTGATTGGTGTTTATTAATAAACAATGGTTGAAGTATCATGTTTTCGTTAGGCATATTTTGTCTGTACCATTTTAGTCCATCATATAAACTCTCTTGAGTTTCATATGGCAATCCTAATATTAAACTTGCTGAGGCTCTGTACCTACCACAATGTTTATTGAAGTAATCTTTTGCCTCTAATAAACCTGCTTTTAATTTATCTGGATTTATACCTTTACCTACAGTTCTTCCTGCCTTCTGATTAAAAGATTCTATCCCATAATACTGCGCCCAAAATCCCATCTCGGCTAAGTATATTTTATCTTCAGGTCTTGATGCTAATAAATCTGCTCTAATAAATCCTGTAAGATTGGGACGGAATGGTAGTCGTTGTATTTCACTACCTGCGTATTTTATTTTTTCTTGATTATCGTTTGTTGTTTCATCTGCTACATGATAACTCGTTGTGCCATAGTGTTCATAATTATATAACATCTCATCATGTAGAGTATCCATATCCCTAGTTAAGTCTCCTTTCATACCTATTGCATTGTATGAACAGAACTTACAGGCAAATTTACAACCACGGGAGAGTTCTAATGTAAGATTATCTCCTGGTTGTATAAAGTCTCTATCCTCATAACTAACAACCAAATCTTTCTCAGGGAAACATGGGTGGTATCTATCTGACATAACAACCTGTTTGCCTTGATACTCTATTATTGTTGCTTCACCTTTTAAAAGTTTTATTAATCCAAACTCTCCATAACCTGTTATGTAATAATCACAAGGTAAGTTCATTGTATCAACTAGTACCTTTGATCCTGCAATAATTAGAACATCAGGGTATGCTGTTTTTAGCCATGTAAGATTATCTTGTGCTCTTTTTAGAAGTGTTCCTTTGTAACCAAATGTTACGCTCACACCTATAAATTTTGTATCGTTTGTTACTCTAGATTTAATGAACTCTCGAAACTCTTCATCAGTAAATGCTAACCAATAGTCTAGGACTTCTATATCCCAGCCTTCTGTTCTCATATAACTAGCGATTTTATGTGCGCCACCAGATCGCTTAAGGTTAACCCAGTCTGGATTTGTAGAACCTCTTGGTCCTTGCCAGCCTGGGTTTTGTTGTAGACATCCTAGTATGATTCCTCTCATACCAGTATTTATTACTCGTCTAGATAGTGCTTTGTAGTGCTCTTATCATGCTCGGATAAAGCTATAATGCCATAGTGTAAAACCTTTAACAGATCCTTTCTATGGTCCTCTACGGTGCCTTTTTTTCCGTATCTTTGTGCGTATTTTAGAATGTTTCCTATTGTGAAACCAATACCATGTCCACAATCACTAATAAATTCCGTTGATTGGAATTGATTTTTACTATAATGCCCTGAGTATGTGTCGTCGATATACGATTGGAGCTCCCTAATGAGAGCTCCTTCGTTGAACTTATACTCTGGCGTCTTACTCTTCGCCATCTTCGTGTATCTCCTGTTCAGTTTCTTCATCAGTTGACTCTGCTAGTTCTACACT